ATACCGGCTATCGCTTAAGCGCACGAAGGATCAAGTAAGGGATTAGGGTCATGAGCACAGAGGTAACAGTGATAAATGAGCGCACTACAGGCGGCGCTGGCGAAGCTAACTCGGGTGGCGGCGGCGGTGGAACGGGCACTAGCTCATCGTATTCGGCAACGGCTGGCGGCGGTGCTGGTGGATATTGCGAGCACATTTACTCGACTGTAGCTGCAAGCTACACATATACAGTTGGCGCTGGTGGCGCTGGTGGCGTCGGATCAGGTTCAGGATTTTCGACGGGCGGCGCAGGTGGTAGTGGGATAATTATCGTCGAGGAGTATTACTAAATGGCTTACATCGGAATGGAAGCCCGCATTGCACTTGGTCCCATGGGACTTCTGACGGACATCCCCCCGTCTGACATTCCGCCCGGAGCACTCATTCGTGCAGAGAATATTTCCTTCGAAACTGGACTTCTCACGAAGGCTCCGGGATCACTGCGCTACAACACTCAAGTCCTTCCGGCTGGCATCGTGGCCCTCATCGACTATTGGCCTAATCCCGTCACTCAGCGCCTTATCGCCGCATGTACGAATGGATCACTCTATCGTGACATCGGAGACAGGTTGTTTAACGGCGCTACGGCTATCGCAACAGGACTCGGAACACTTACTCCGCGCTCGATGTTCGTCGAGGGAGGGCAGGAGACTGCATCCCGCTCAAAGAAACTCTTCTTCTTTTCTGGCTCCGCTCAAGTAAAGGTCCTCTCCGGAGACGAATCGACCTTTGCTAACATCGCTAACCCCGCTACGGATTGGACGACGCCGAACTTTCCAACTATTGGCCTCGTTCACCGTAATCGCCTATGGGCGTTCATGGGTCAGCGAGCTTACGGGAGTGATACGGGAAACCACGAAAACCAGACCACGAATAATCTTACGCAGAATATCTTCCCAGGCGAGGGCGGGTCGATCATCGGCGCTCATGTCTTTAAAAGCAGACTCTTTGCCTTCAAAGAGGGCGGATTCGTCTACTACCTCGATGACGAAAACGTAGATTCCGATAACTGGAATTGGCTCAAGCTCGCCTCAAATTTCGGTCTCTGCTCACCGCACGGAATAATCGAAGCCATTAATGACATGATGGCGGTAAATGAGTCGGGATCTCCTATTAGTTACAATGCGACAAATGCACTTGGTGAAATTGAATCTGCCGACATTCTCCGTATGCTTCAAATAGAGGAGTATTTTCGCAACAGTACAAATCTCGCAGGACTCGAAAACCTCCATGCGATCTACTACGAGGCGAAGAAACAGGCTTTCTTCACTTGGCGCACAACTTACCGCACGACGAACGACACACTTTTTCATATCGACTTTAATAAAGAAGCGGCGAGAGCCTCTTTCTGGTCAAAAGACCAGGCCGATTGCCTAGCCCTTCGTCGCGACATTAATCGCGTCCGCAGACCCATTTACGGATCAGCGGACGGATATGTTTACTTGATGGATCAAGAAGATCGCCTTGTCGGTGGTGCGGGTTACACCGGAGCATTCAAGCTCGGTCACACGGACTTTAAATGGCTCGATACTCGGATTGCAGAAAAAAATAAACTATTCGACTTCTTATCAGTGGAGTTCGTTCCTACTGGAACCTGGAACCTCTCCGTTGACGTCTACATTGACGGAACATTTAGTGAAACAATTAATTTCCTTCAGGACGTCAGGGACGACGGTCTGGACACCTTCACACTCGATACCGACCCACTCGGACGAGAGGAGACCCAGACAATTCGTAAGCCGCTCCACGGATCGGGGCGGCGCATTTCTTTCCATGCTTATCAAGCTGGAGAGAATCAGAATTTCGCAGTAGCATCAATTACGATAGGATTCCGCGCTTCAGCGGAGCAAGCAACGAGAGTTTAGGAGAGATCATGCCGGGAGCGTTATTTTCACGACTAAAGACCTGGGTCGCGACGGAAGACGTCACATACAGTGACCTCAATGCGGAATTTAATAACATTCTGCAAAACCTCCTTCCCGCAATGGTCGATGATTATTCGACGAATGTTTCGCAAATGCAGGTGATGACAGATCCAGGAGAAGTCGGAACCGAGTCTCTTGCGACAACCCTCGCGGGTGAAATAGCGCGTCTGCGCTTTTCGCTGAAGTCTGTTACGGGAAAGGACTACTGGTACGAAAGTCCAGATACGACACTTGCCGATCTCGTAAATGCAATCGGAACGGGACTCGCAACGAATCGTATTTCTTCCGGTAAGGTCTCTGCAAATTCCAGCCAACTCGTTGCACTTGATCCAGACGGAACTGCTGCGACTATTGTCCTGGACGGAACACCTACTAATTTTGTTTACTACATCAATGGCGTCGTCTATACGGTCACAACAGACATTACTATAACGGGACTAAGTACTGCACCCGCAATAAACAACACCGCCCTCATAAATGACACACTCCTTGCGGATAATCAGTTCACACAGCATTTGGGTGAATACGGAACGACCATTACGATTGATGCGGCAGGAACGGAAATTACAAACAAAGTCGGTCAATATGCGGCCTTCTCCATTAACAACGGAGCAGATACTGAGTATTTCATCGCTTATATAAATTCCGCGACACAACTCACAAAAGCATGGAGAGGTTGTTTCTTTAATTCCAGCCAGGCGACAGTTAAACGCATTAAGTTCTCCGACAATGATACGATTACACTTCTGCGCCTGACTTGGATATTCGGTAATACATCAAGCGGACTCGCCGTTACCTATAGTACTCCGACTTATGCAGCGACCCAACCCAGTGCTCCGAGCACAGGTGATTACTGGTTTGACCTTACGGCATCTACCTGGAAGACCTATAACTCAACGACGTGGGTCGCTGCGAATGCCACTCTTATCGGTGTCTCTGCTCAGACCTCTACTGCATGCGTCGCTGCAAGGACCTTTGATTCTTCTGCTGCGTTTTCCTCTTTCAGTTCAATTGAACTCGAATATGTCTCAAGTACTGTTGTGCGAGCGAGGAATCACTTCGCGTCTGTTGCGGTAGGCTCATCGACGATTCGCTTCGGACTACAACTCCCTACGTGGGATATTGCAGCGAATCTCGATTCCGGTGTCGTCGAAGCTGCAAGTACATTTTATTACCTCTACGTAAAAGAATCCGGTGCGCCTGTTATTTCCGACATTGCTCCGAGTGATATGCGCGGAAGTCGTTATGGACTATATCACCCTGCAGAAATGTGGCGTTGTATAGGACGGATTAAGAATAATGCAAGTTCTAACTTCGATGAATCCACGGTGCAGGGTTTCGGCAATATTGCCCTCTCCGGTGACATCGGACAAGAAGCCTCGATGGAAACACCCTTTTCTTTAAACACTTCTGTTGGATCAAATAACTTAACCATTACGTTGATGGATCGATTCGGTGACGTTCCAAGCCAACTTGCTCCGGTGAAATTCTCCTTCCGCAATACAACAGCTACAACGGGACAGAAGTACACAAGGTCACTTTACAAGCCACTTACGATTGTAGTACCCAATGCAGCGACACTCGGGCATACGTCAAACGTAGGTCAATATGTATGGGTCGCAGTTATCGACGATAACGGAACCTTAGATCTCGGTGTCTCTGGTGTTTCTCCCTTTGCAGAATCTTCCCTCGCTACACCAACTCAAGTCAGTTCGGGTGCGACATCGGGATACGTGCTTTACTCGAGTAGCTCCATTGCAGGGAATCGTTCCTTTCACCTCTGCGGAAGACTTACATCAACGCAAACAACAGCCGGAACGTGGGCTACTGCGATCTCTGAGGTGAGCCTAAACGCAGTACCGCGCATAAACCGCACTCAGCCTATATCTTACACGCCAACCTTTACGGGCTTCGGATCGCCCACTGGAATTGTCGTCTTGTCCCATCGTGAGGGACGCCATCTTATTATTGATGCTGCTGTTCAATCGGGTACTCCAACTGCAGTCGGGGCAAGCTTTACTATTGGCTTTGCGGGGACAAACACACCCGCTAATATAACAATCGACACAGGTCTTTATGGGTCACTTTCGCGTCCCGTTGGTGTCTACGGAACAACTATTAATGGCGGTGGCGGACTTACTGTTTATCAAAACAGCGGCACAACTATTGGTTTCGGTCAGTACTACACAAGTGCTGCGCAGGCCCTTCAAGCTACAAACGGAAACGTAATTGCAGTTATCACGAGTACACTCTCCTTTACGGCGAAAGTCGCAATTGCCGGATGGCACGAGTACGGGCCGTGAGTAATTTAATTAAACCCAATTCGGAATTAGCGCCGGAAGCATTAGAGATACGTCAGGATATTCTTGCTCTCGAAGCTGCATGTATGGCGATGCCCGAGGAGCAACGGTTTCATCAACTTCCTCTTACACATCATTTCACTGACGGTATCTACGTTCGAACATGCATGATGAGAGCGGGCGATGTTATCGTAGGCAAAATACACAAACTCGAGCATACGGTTATTATTAGCATGGGCCGTGCTCAAGTAACCTCGGAGGAGTTTGGCGATAGGGTACTTTCCGCACCTATGGTTTTCGTTAGTCCGCCCGGAGTAAAACGCGCATTACTCATTGAGGAAGATATGATCTGGAGTACGGTCCACCCTAATCCGACAAATACCCAGGACTTGGCAGAACTTGAAAAGCAGCTAATAATGGAATCCTATGAGGAGGGCGTATGAGTTTTATCGCAGTCGGAGCGGGTGCCATAGCAGTCGGTGGAGCCATACAGTATACTGGCGCAAGGAAAGCTGCAAAAGCAGCGCAGAAATCGGCGAGGGCAAAAGCAGCAGAAGCCTATCGCCAGCGTACCGAGACCATGGCCTACGCCAAAGAGAATCAAGCAAACACTCTCTCTGCGATGAATTCAATCGAGGAGTTAAATGCATTCGGCCAGTCACTCGGTTATGCGCAAAAGCAAGCTGACCAAGACCAGCGACTTATTGATTCGATCGATCCCGCACTCATGGACGCAAGTAAGCAAGTCCTCGGTCTCCTCAAAGGCGATACATCGGGTGTTGGAAACATAGTAAATAATCAACGAGCAATGCAACGGCAGAAACTCCTTTCATCGCTTCGCGAACAACTCGGACCCGGTGCAGAGACCTCAACGGCAGGCATACAGGCACTCACTCGGTTTGACTCTGAGTCAGCGAGTTTAAGTGCATCGACACAGGGCCAGTCTCTCGCGTCACTCATGGGGCTCATCAATGGGCGTCCGACAAATGCAGGTGCAGGTAATATCGCACAGATCGGACAACTCTACGGAAACCGCGCCAACCGCATGGGTAATGCAACAATGCAAACCGGACAGTCAACTCTAAATGCCATGATGGGCACGAATGCTCAGGTTCTTGAGACGACGGGACATCAATACCTGGGTGCCCAACTCAACGGAAGGGCAATGCAACAGTTTGGCGGACAGATAACACAAGCTGGAGCAACAGTAATGGGTGGCGCAGCAAGTGGCGGAATGGGTGGCCGGAGCAGGTAAAGTAAAACCGACCACATAGACAGTAGCTGAAGGAAACCATGAAGACACAGGAAACATATCTTAATGCCAGGCAAAGGTAAAGTTACGCTAAACGAAATGATGGGCGAACGAGGTGAAAAGGGCGGAGCAAAGAAGCTCTCCCTTGATGACCTCAGTACAATCCTCGGTGAGCGAATGCCGAAGCTCGAGTTCTCTCCCGTTGGGCGTCTTCGTCTTACAAATGCCCTTCGTCTGCGCTTCGGCGATCAATACCGTAACCTTCCCGGCATTACTGACATCATTAAGGATTTTGACAAAGAAGCTGCGTTTAGTGTGAAGCTGCAAGAGATTAAACAGATTAAGTATACTCCGAAGAAGGAGAATAAATAATGGCGTCGATTTCTGACATGATGGTGCAGAGTGAACTGGAGGCAACAGATCCGAGGAAGTTTAACGATCTGTCCCAGTCATTTATGAATGGTGCGGCGTTAGCGCAAAGAGCGCAGGAACTGCAACAAAGGCAGGGAGCACTTGCGCAGCAAAAAGATGACCACGAAGTTATGAAACTGGAAAAAGTGGGTAGTTGGTTTGAGACCGCCTCGAAGATGCCTGACGGTGCGGCCAAGAGCGCATTCATTAAGGACTTCGTCCCGAATGGAATTAAAGCACTAGGAATTAGCGATAAGATTGACCCAACTGTATTAAAAATGGGACAGGGTGACCCCCGGCTATTTAGTTTCATAGGTCAAAAAATACGTGAAGGTGTAGTTGATGTAGGCATATTAAGTAACGCGGAAAGTGTAGCTAAAGTTGCAGCATCGCCCGAGTTCGCACAATTCGGTGGCGTCGAGGCAATCAATGCCACAATGAATGCATATCGCCCACAACTTGAGAAGCTACAAGACGAACGCACTCAGCAAGAAGCAACGAAAGAGAATGCAAGGATTGGAGCAGCGGCACAAATGGGCCGTCAGGTTCAAGAGCAAAACGCATCACCGAAAGTTGCTGCAAGTAAAAAAATTCTCCTCGATTATCAGCATTACGTCAATGAAGGCGGTTCGGCTAAGGTCGATACAGGCATTGCGAAACTAGAAGAGATTCGTGACGCACTGATAAAGGGTACGATCAAAACGGGTGGAATATCGAAATCAATTCCCGGCCTTAGTAGTGATGCAGTACAGTCACAGCTTGACCCAGGGACGCAGGCCGCAGCGGAGCAGGTCCGATCCGCCGTTAACCTAAAGAGCGTCCTCGATTCAAGCTTCTCTGACGCTGCCGCGAAACAGGCATATGCACAGGCGTTTAGTCCTCCCCTTCCGAACGCCGAGAATATCAAAAAGCTAACCTTCACGATCAATGAAATGAAGGCGAAGAAGACTTCACAACTTAGAAACTTCAACCAAGCGGGTCTCACTGTTGAGGGGTCCGGTGTACCGCGTTTCACTGAGGCGCAGAAAAAGGCCTTTTCCGCTCTCACCCCAGAGCAAAAGCAGGACTTTTTCAATAAAGCGCAACAGAAGTTCAACGGCGCAACTCTCCCCGACATAATGAAAGCAATAGGAGCGAAGTAAAATGGCAGACCCACTTAAGAGTGCGAATTCAGCCCGGCCCGGCTCGTTGAAGAGTCCTGTCCCGAGAGCGCCCTCCTCGCCCGTTGATGACCTCATTGGGAGTTTCGATGCACCGGAAATGCCTGCTGGCACCCCCGCAGATCCGGTAAACTCGCTCCTCGGGTCGTTTGATTCGCCAGAGGAAACAAGTGCGGGCATGAGTCCGGGTGAGTTTGCTCCAGAGGAATTCGCCGCTCCAGAGGGAATCGTCCAGGACAACATCAATCAATTTAAGCCGCAGAATTTCATCGATCGCCTTCAGGCGGGACTTGCCGCAAACGACACCGAGAAGGTCGGCTTACTGAAGAAGAAGTACGGCGATAAGAATGTTGCGGTCAAAGACGGAGCGATCTATTACCGCCGCACAGACGGAGATAAACTCAAACGCCTCGACCCCGCCACCTTCGAACTCATCTCGGATCTCATTCCTGACTTTGCACGTGAAATGGTCTCGGAAGTGGCGATGATTCCCGGTGAAGTAGCAGGAGCTACTGCCGGAGCAGTTGCGGGAATGGGATTCGGTGCGCCAGTAACTGCGACCGCTGGAATGCTCGCCGGACGAGTCGCTTCTGTCCCACTTGCTAATGCGGCGGCAGATAAAGTCGCAACAATGGCGGGAGTACCGCAGGACGAAAATCGTTCTCTTATGGCGGAAAATGCAGTCGGCATGGGGGCAGAAGCCGTTATGCCCTTCGTTGGCTCAAAGATCAGTAAACTACTCACTAAGCGTATTCCGGGAACTGCCGCATATAAGGCAGCTAGAGAAGCGGGTGAAAAGGAAGTCGTTGCACTCTCGCGACAAAGCGAAGAGGTCATTGCTGCAGCAAAGGCCCTCGAGGACGAAGGCATCCCCGTCAACATGATGGCGCAGCAGGTGCATAATACGTCTCCACAGCTTAATGCAAAAGTGCAAGACGTAGAGATGCTTCCGCAGTTCACTGCTAAACAACAGGAGTTTGCGGAAGGCTACGGAAACGCCCTCGAGCAGACTCTCGGTGAGATTGCTCGTAGGGGTAATCCGAACGGTCCCGTATCTTCGTCCAGGCTCGCCACAACAGTAACAAACGCCGTTGAGTCAATCGAGCGTAACGAAGGACAGGCCGTTGGGCGCTTTCGTGCGAAAGCCCTCGCCGTTCTCGGAAACAAGAAGCAACAGCTTCCGGCAGAGACGAGTCAAAACGTCGTAAATATAATGAAGGAGCTTGGGTTTCAGGCCCGCTCACAGAAGATCGTTTCAGTAACAAAGGCTAACTGGACCAAAGACGGAACACGTAATCAGATCAATCGCACAATGTGGGTGCCACCGAAAGATCTCGCTCCGATCGTTGGACGCCTCGGACTCGACGAAGGTCAGACTCGTGCCGTAATTAATTCGCTTAACGAATACGGTCAGCTTATTTCACGTGGGAACGAGGCGCGTCTCACCGACGTCGAGCGACTGATTAAACGAATGGGTCCGCTTAATGAGAAACTACGTGGCTCCTCTTTCGGTGGAACATGGGGCAGACTTACGGGTGAACTTCGTCAGCATCGTCGCGAGGTAATCGGAAATGCCCTCGGAGATGACATTGAAAAGAGCGCCTTTAATTCCGTAATGGATGACTTTTCAATGATACGTAATAATACAGAACAGCTAAGTTCTGTCCTTCGTGGCGACGTAACGGCAAAGACAATCGTCGGAGGCTTCTTTCGCGGTAAAGAGAACCTCGCTAATGTTCGTGCACTTAAATCCATTGTCGGTAAAGACTCCTCCGAATGGGGCTCGATGAAAGAAGAGTGGATTAACCAACTCATGGTGAAGCATTCGGGCAACGGTCCTACGGGATTTAAGTCTGAGGCCTTCATGAATGACCTGAAGAAGAATTACGGCGATGACTTCGTTCGCGAAGTACTTGATGACGGCAGGGCTGGACCTAACTACGACACCGTTAAGAATCTCCTCACAGTGGGGAAACGAATCGAAGCCTCAACGAGGGGACTTAAGGTCGATCAGTTAACGGAGCAGCGAAAAGCCGCCCTCATGGAAGGTCTTCTCGGCTGGGTCAGTAATGCACCCTTTCGTATTTTAAATGGAGCGAAGAAGATCATCGGTGCAGGGGGAGAACGAGAGTCTGCCCTCATGGAGATAATGAATCGCGACGGATACGAGAAGTATATTGCGGGCTACAAGGGGAAGAATCGCGGGGAGCTATCAAAGAAGCTCGAAGCATTGATGCTTGATTACAATGCGAGACGTGCTGCAACTACACGCACTAATCAGGTTCTCGACGCCGGTAAGGACATAATGAAGCGTGGTGGTAAGTCAATGACACGTTTTGATGTACAGACAATGACACCCGAAGCAATGACACCGGAAGAATGATAACCTTCCTTACCGAAGAGGTTCGGACGCAGTATCATCTCCTCGGGCTAGACCTTCAGCGAGAGATTCAGCTTCTCGCAGATCATCTTCTCGGGGAGAACAAGTCCATTACTATACTTTTTGCGGACGCCACGTACTCAGAGGTGTCGATCAGGATCGATGAGTAGGGTGAGATTCTGACTCGAATCACAAGCAAGCCAGCCCGAGTTAAGCATAAAGTCGATTGTCTTTTGAATTGCCTCGACATTATTACCACTCCCGAGACCATGCGCCTGGAGTGCTTTGCGGTTCATTTTCCCACCATTCTTCTTTAGTGCCTGCGAGATCATTTGCGTAACACCGTTTTGACTTTGCTTATCCGCAATAACGGCCTGTGTGATAATAAAGGCATTATCCTTCGTTACGTCTTCAATGAGAGCTTTTCCGCGCTCCCAGTGCGATTCATTTAACTCAAGGCGATCATTTTCCGCAACAGACAAGAGCATGCAGATTTTCATGAGATTCGTCATCTTACGCGCCATAATGGATTCCATGCGTGGCGAATTCAGTCCGATTAAATAACGATCAAATTCCGGCTGTTCTCTTTTCCACGACTCGATAAATCCCGTCGATGCAGTAAAGCGTCCTTTGATTTTATTTATAAGTGCAAGGTCATGAATTAGCGCCTGGCGCATCTTCTCATCCACTTCAATCGACTCGTCCCACTTGGCTTCTCTGACCTGCCGATCCTTTGATATGACGTAAATAAAGCGAGAGGCGAGACCACCCATGACGGATTGTTCGTTCACGAGGTTCTTTAAGTAGTCGAATGTCGCGCCCGCAAGGAGATTAAAACACGCATTGGGAATCTCCGTAATTTCCTTCTCCGACTTGAGCTTCTTGCGAAAGACCTTCGGGCAATCGTAAAGTGCCGTAATCGTAGCGTTGAAATCACCGAATAGGTTTTGCAGAGCCGAAGCCGACGCTTCACTCGCATAGAAGTATCCACTTGAGTGAAAGACAATCTTAGGCCCGAAAGTCATCTCCGAAAGAACGCGCATCATTTCGATAAGACCAGGCTCTGTAATTTGATTCGGAATAATCTTCAGGTCAGGACTGAGCGTCTCGCGTATTTCTTCCAATAAGTCCACCCCGCGATCAATCGCGGTTGACTTGCCTACACCCGGATGGGAAACGAGCAGTGTGAATATGTTTGGGTAATGCATCACCATTCCTTGATTTACCCAGACCTTACGCTCAAGTGCTCCGGCGAGAATAGAGAGTCCAATCCATTCGTGGAATGAATCGGGGCAGAAATTATCTCGTGCGTAGGCGAAATAGGCATCGAGGAAATCAGGGAATTTTCTCATCATCTCGCTTCTCCTTAAGCTTTGCGAGTACACGTTGGATAATCTCTTCTCGCTTTTCCTGTAGAAAAAGAGTGACTTCCTCTTCGATTAGAGTCGCTACGTTAATTTTGCGCGGTTCTTCCACTATTCAATCTCCTCTAGCCTCGCCATACATCGACCCGCCTTCGTCTCAACGGGAATAATCATCCGCCCTCCGGAAAGTGTAACCTCCGGATGCCACGCCATGAGTTGATGACAGGCTTTAGCGTACTGCGCTTCCCGTCCCTCGGGGACGAGGGAGATGAGCGCATCGTGACCTTGATAAATGAGACGAAACTTTAGTCTTCCCGCTTTTCGTTCATCCATCAAGTGCAGCATCATATGATTCGTAACCCAAGGAATTGTATGTTGCGGACGCCATGCGTAGGCTTCTTTGAACATATCGTCGCCAAAGCGCCCGTAGAAGTACCGTTCCCAGCCGGATGGCGCAGTAAGCTTGCGCTTTAGGTTAAGTTCGCGGCGAACCCACGCATGCCAACGCGGTATTCCGGGGAATAGACCGTAATAGGCCGCTGTGATGGCCTCGGCGTCTTTTCTCGTAATCACCATGTCGAGTTCGTTAAAGACCGTTTCGACGAAGACTCCAGGCTTCATGAAATAATTAAGCCCGTGTCCGGCCTTCTTGCCGAGTTGACGCCACGTTGACTTGAACTCGTCCTTTGGAATGGCGTCGGGGTCTTTGCCCATTTGAAGGACGATGGCGCGTCCGACGTGCGTATGGACGTCCGCTCCTGATTCGAGCATGTCGATTAAGGTCTTGTCCGCTGAATCATAAGCGACGAAGCGTGATTCGGCCTGGCGGAGATCCGTCTCGACGAAAGTCCACCCCTCCGGCGCAACGAACATCTGTTTAATTGAGACGTCGCCACCTTCACGCGGAATTGTCTGGATGTTGAAGCCACGGTCCCAGGGGTCTTTTCCACCCGACCAGCGCAGTGTCTCCGTGCCTGCTCCATTGAGTGAATAGGGGAGTCTGCCGTCTGGACGAACGACGAAATCAATATAGGAGGAAAGCGCCTTACCGAGAGACTTAATGTCCTGCAGTGCTGCAAGTTCACGCAACTCGGGATGCTTGAGGCGGATCTTCTTTATTGCTGACGAATCAACGCTCTCTTTGTATCCACCCGAGGCTTTGTCATATTTCTTCGGTATCTTCACGTTCTTCGCCTTCAGGTATTTCATTACCTGTGGGGAGGAGCGGGGATTTAACTCGCCTCCGGTGGCGGAGTGGAAGTCGGCGGTAAGGGTCTTAATCTTTGACTCGACCTCGATTCGCAATGCTTCACGAGTTTCGAGAGAAAGAGGCATTCCAACGGCGCACATTTCACGGATAGGCTCAGATAGGCGCATGAGATAAGAAGTAAATAGGCCATCGAGTTTCCGTACTCGGAGATCGGATAACTGAGCGCCTTTCGCCTCAAACGTACCAGTGGTGTCTCGACAGTTATATATATAATGTTTAGTCCAGTCACGTACGTTACCCCAGTCCTTCTTCTTGCCCTCTTCGTCTGTAACCTTTCCGTCATCCTTCCAGTATGGCCGCTTCGTGTAAATGCGTCCAACATTTCCGAGATTCGACTTAAGCTCAGGCCAAAGGAACTTCATCGCCCACATAGTGTCGAAGATTTCTCCTTCTGTTCTTATTCCGTAGGCTGAGAAATAAGAGAGGTCATAGATATGGTTCTGCAGGATCTTCCGGCTAGGAGACGTGAGAACTCCTGATATGGCTCGCCAGAGTTCAAAGTAAGAATGATCGGAGAATCGGTCGGGGAGCACATTAATTGCAATAGCATCGGATGCACTCCAGGCGAAACCAACAGTGTTAATTTGTCCATATCCGGTTTCGACATCGACTGCCACTTCTGGTCGTTCGGCAATGTCTGAGAGAATTGCAAGGGATTCCTCCAGTGAGGGGTTAAGGATGAAACGCTCAGGCGGGGTAATCCAAGTGGGCTCAAGCACTTCAATGGCACGACGAAAGGCGAGTTCTTGGTATAGCCCAAGCTCGGGTTGTTTTTGTATTCGACCGAGGTCGTAGGTCGGGATAAAATACTGTCCCTCTGAAATTACAAGGGGGCTTAACTGCCACTTATCTATTCCGCGCTTTTGTGTAAAATGACGCAGTACTTTCTCGCCGAGACCAACAATTACACTCGCATTATTATAGTGAGTGTTTTCATTAAAGAGGTCGATGCGGACACGGTCGGGTGAGATACCGGCGCGAAGGAGTCTTCCTCGAAGGGACTCCCACTGCCACCCGGAGAACATTCCGAGGTGATCAGTCGAGCCCGCACGTACTTCGTCGATTATGATGACAATCTGGGATGATGGATCAGTCGGCGTCATACGTGCGGTACTCTAGTTGCGTTACTGTTTAGTTCATTTTAACGGGACGAATGCGCTTCACTTCAGTGTAACCCGTGGGCTCACCGTTGCGAACGCCATCGACAAGTTCAATCTCAAGCTGTTTTCCGACAAGTTGTTCTGTGTCGAATGAACCAGTGAGAGACTGACCCGTTGCAGCTTTGTAGAACTGCTGAAGGCGGAAGGCTCCTTTGCCAGACGTTGCAGTCTTGTCGAAGATACGACGTCCGTTATTCTTCGCTTCGTCTTCACCGTATGTCTCAAGTTCCCAATTGATGTAAGAACCGCCGTTGGGCCATTCCTTTACTTCGCCTTTCTTAACGATGACTTTGTAGGTCCCAGCGGATACTTGATCCTGGATGTCGCTGAAATCCGGTTGTATTAGTGCCATTAGTACTTCTCCTTGTTGTGGGACTTTGTGTCCCGGTTAAACTTAATTGTATTTCTTTGCTAAACTATTCCAGTTTAGTTCGATCGGGTTCGGAAGTTTCGGTATCTGACTACGGCAGAAGTCATAATACGGATCAGCCTTCGTCTGCGCAAAGGGCTTACCGTCTTTCATGTAAACGCGGTAAACCTCCTCGAAGTAAATCGGAAGCTCCTGAGCGAACGAGCCATCCATAATAGGTGAGCGAATGATCTCACCCGTCAGATCAGATCTGTCCGTCTTTACGTGCGCCGTCATAATGACATTCATCGGCAGTGAGAGAAGACCGGGAATGAGCTTCATGAATTCGCGCTTAAGGATGCCATAATCCTGCATGCCGGGCTGTACTCCCTGCGCACAGGCAACGCGCTTAATGCCAGGATTCGTCCTGACGATATGAGAGAGAACCGCCGCCGAGAAGGTCGTTGCCGAGTCAATCACGAGGGTCTTAAACTTCGGTGCGGACTGCGCTGGAATTAACTCCTCTTTGATTATCTTTTGCATCTCTACGATGGGGTCACTTCCGTCGAGGCGCTGACTCATGCTGCGAACGTCGATATTTTCGAGGCGCTCTTTGTCAGACGCATACCATGCAGCGGCGGAATTTACCTTACCGTCGAAGTCGAGGAATAGAATCGGACAAGGTGCACCCGCAGCAAAACAGGTCTTCGTTGATCCGGGAGGCCCAACAAGGAGCATTTTTATATTCGCCGAGGTCTGGACATCGCTTAACTTCATGACGGAGTGCCTTTCGTGAATTTTGCAGAGAGAATGTTTTCGCGCATAGACTTCGGAGCGGAGCAAACGGAAAGAAAAGTACAACCGCCGTACATAGTGCAGGAATTCACAGGACCAATCGGCCATGAGTTCGTCTCAAGCATATTGACGTAATCCTTCGCTGCACGAACAACGGCTTCCTTGAACTCATCAAAATCAAAGACGTCACGGGTTGTAATTTGACGCGGATAATGGGGGAGCGACCCCCGTGACGTCTTTGGCTTTTCTTTAACTTGTAGGCAATTTACGAGGAAGCCAAACGTCGGAAGTCCGAAGACCTCACGTGCACCATAAAGGTAACCCGTATACTGATGATTGGGCTTCAGGCGATTGTAGAAATCATTCCCGACGACTGATGAGGTCTTATGATCCGCAACGAGGACTTCACCTGTGTGAATGTGTCGCACTCCGAGATCGATCGTTCCGAAGTACTCAACGACAAGGTCAGCGCAATCGTGGACGACGACGGAGAACTTCCGCTCAACGAAAGGACCCTGCTCGTCTACGATTGCAACATATGGATCATCAATGAAGGTCTTGAAATAGTGGTAGAGTATCCAGACGCCATTTTGAATCGAACGCTTGTCGGTTTCTGGGAGTGCAGAGAGTGCCTGAGCCTTCTCGATAAACCCCGCAAGTGCCCTCGTAACGAGTCCATCGGGAACACCATGTCCATAGGCGAGAAGCTCACAGTCTTCGATTTTCGGAAGGATGCGCTCCTCGACTGGACCTGAGTAGAAGATCTCAAGGGCTTTATGGACTGCAGAACCGAAGATCGTAGCTGGACTTTCGTACTCAGCCCGCCAACGTGAGTGAAGGAGGAGATTCGCTTTTCGCGGACACTCCTGAATAACAGATACAGATGAGGAATTAATACGGACTTTAGTCCGTCCGTCGTCCAGTTTCGTGACAGAAATCATCTCCTTGGGCGGTTGCGCTGCGATAGCAGGCACGACCTCACCGAGGTTTACGTCTACATGAGCCATTTTGTTTATCCCCAGATTGCTTTAATGGTGTTACACGCCGATAAAACACTGAATAAACTTCATCGGCAAGGACATTTTTCATGTCGCTATGCGCTTCGTCACCGCATATAATAGACGTCACAGTACATTAATTTGCGAGGGCCACGGATGGACTTATTCGTTATATGGCTGGGGGATATGCTCCAGTCCGAAATCATTAAAATGACAATTGCTTTTATGCTTGCTGCGAGACTGCACCGTCAGTGGGTGAAGAAGGACATGACGGAACAATTTGGAAAGATTACGTCTGCGATCGACAATCTGGCGGATAAACTAACGTCGGATATTCGTTTTCACTCCGAACGAATCGATGATCTCTCAAGTCGTGTGACTACAGTAGAGAGGAAGATCGGAACATGAGTGGTATTACCGAGACCTTAGTCTTGATTTCCATCCACACTCTCACCGCACTGTGCATCCTTTTTATCGGTGCATGTATGATCACCCTTGCAATCGATGAAAGCATGAAGATCGTTAAACGCATAATCCGGAGGATTAAGTAGTGGAACTAATTAAGTCGGAACTCGGTACTGAAGGTGAAGTAGCTGTTCTTCTAGGTAATGGAAAGTTGTCTCTCGTTGCGAAATATGACTCTAAGGGCTTTGATGGCGAAATGAAGTTGTCAGTTGATTCTGATTATTTCATCGACGCTCTCGCTGCAAAGATTCCGGGTCAAATCGACGACGCAATCTTCTCCGTCCTTAAGGTCGCACTGAAGCAATTGTAGTTGGTGCGCGGTGAAGGATTCAATTAAACTCCTGCTCATTCAAGTCCTGGGTAAGCAGGCCTTCGCCGCACTCGTGCGAATTCCCGGTTTCGGCTTCGTCTTCGCCCTCCCTGTAGTACGAACCGTTGTGCAGTTTATTATTGATCGAATAATAACGTGGGCTGTGCAGGAAACCGCTGTAGGTCTCTCAGTGCTTTGGATTCAAATTGATATGGCAGGAGAGATTAATTCTGCCCTAGATGCAGAAGCGAAACTTCGCGACATGCTTGAACACCCGCAGCGTTATTCTTATCATGAGCAAAAACTGATCGAGGAGCATTTCGATGATTCAACGGTGGATCTTATACAGCTTGGCATTAAGCGTCTCGGCTAATTTCGTCTTTGCCTCAGGCTGTGCAGTGAATATTAGAAATATTGAATTCTGCCGCGACAAAGGCAAGCTCGGTGCAACTTGTGCTTATTGGCTTAATGCGCGTGAGACGAAACGCACCGTAAGGGTTCTTGAGTGGAATGCCAAGCGCCTCGGAATGGTTTGCACGAGTGAAGAAGGTATGGGTAATATTAATGCACTTATCGAAACATTTTGTCAGTCACGCAAATGCGTTGAACAGGTTAAGGAACTTGTGAAGGCGCTTAAGGGGTAAACGATGAAGCTAGGCGACACGGGTGATAATGTTAAGGCGATGAAGGTAAAGATCAATCGGTTTGGTTATGACCTCGACACCAACAATAATTATTTCGGCTTCAAAACTGACGGCGTAGTAAGAGCCTTTCAGGTTCGTTACGGTTTAGTAGTGGATGGACAAGTTGGTCCTCAGACAATGGCAAGACTTGATCAAGGGATGGGAGACGAGCCAAAGCCACCAACTAATCCCATTTGGTTAGAGTATGCAAAGACGTTTGACAGCAAGAAAGAAACTGACAGTAAATTTAACCCTTGGCTCTCGGGCTTCTGGAAAATTGTGGGCCTCCCAAATTTCAAGACTATTGTAGGTTCAAGCTTTGCGTGGTGCGGTCTTTTCGTCGCGGTCATGCTCTACAACAACGGAATACCTCATTTAAAGAGTGGCGCTGGAGCCCGTAACTGGGCTAAGTACGGCGTTGATATCGATTGGAAAAAAGACGGCATTCCCAGAGGCGCAATCGTTCACATAAACCACAAGGGCAACTGTTCGAGCGGTTCAAGCAATCACGTAGGCTTTGCTGACGGTGATTGTACGGCTCAAGACCTACTCAAAAAGGGCGCTAAGATTAATATCTTCGGTGGCAATCAGAGTAACACTGCGAAGGTTTCAACGTTCGGAGCGTTTGAAATCTGCGAAGCTCGTTGGCCAGAGACCGTCGCTAAGCCAGGGCCAGTAACGAAGTCCATAAACTGCAGTGGCAGTGGTTCATCTGAATCAACGCGCTAGGTGAGAAGTACTACGCGACTCGAGCCTATCCTCGATCAACTTAAGCAACTCCTTGAGCGCCTTGAGTGTATTATTCAACCCAATATCGAGAGGGGAGTTGTCCTCCAGCATGACCTCTCGCATGGAGTTGAGCGAACGCCGGAGCTTAACGACTTCGCGTTTCTTCCCATGCAGATGATCAATGAGATCAGCCATTGACATATTTGTCTCGTACTCGCGCACCGTGTTCCCTCCCCGTTAGCGACGGGAACTAGACTTTCGTTCTCCCCTAAATCTGTCAACATCTTACGTATATGACAACCAATGTCCTCGGTATCTCGGACCTGCAGATCCCGTTTGAACACCGCGATGCGCTGGATTTCACTCTCCACGTAGATCAGATGTTCTTCCCCGATAAAAAAAGAATCGTGGTGAACCTCGGGGACGAAGTCGATCAGCATACGGTCGGAAAGTGGCCCTCAAACCCCAGCGGTAAGTCCGGAGGGGATGAACTCAAAGAAGCAACTCATCGACTACGGGACTGGTACAAGGCCTTTCCCCATGTGCGTATCTGTACCAGTAACCATACATACAGAGCATGGAAGAAGGCCTACTTAAGTGGGATTCCCGCTCAGTTCATGCGCGAAGTGGGTGAAGTATATGGTGCGCCTGTTGGATGGAAGTGGGCAGATCGCTGGACTATCGACGACATACTCTTTGAGCACGGTGAGTTCGTAAGTGGTAAATGCGCGGCACTTCTCGCAGCGGAGCAAAACCGCATGAAAACCGTAATCGGTCACCAACATAGTCACGGTGGAGTTATTTACTCGGCCTCCTTTGATGGGCAGATATGGGGAATGAATACCGGGTGTCTTATCGACGTTGACCAGTATGCGTTTGATTACGGACGGGGACTGAGGAAGAAGCCTACACTAGGCCTCGGAGTGATTAAAAATGGCATTCCCTATTTCATCCCGATGATCCTTACAAAGAACAAACGATGGGCAGGTCGAGTATGATTAATCTTCCCGTGATTCACGTAATGTGGCGGGACTCTGAGTCATCAAATGAATGGACACCGCTTAATGAGGTAACGCCGGAACTTGACCTCACGCATACGGTCGGCTTCCTCGTAAAAGAAGAGGAATCATTTCTGCTTCTTGCGCTGAGCTACGATCCAGGGACAGAATCCATTAATGGATATAAGAAGATTCCGCGCAGTGCGATCGAAAAGACGAGGAAAATATGTTCGATCAAGATGACGAAATGACCTTTGATGTTGAAGCGAATGACGATGATACGGAAATTGCCCTAGTTGTGCGATCTCCGTCCGGGAAGAAGATCGATCAGCGCGAATTCATAGTGGCCCTCGAGCGGTATCTGCATGAGGTCGTACAAGCGGACATTTACTTTACACAAACGAGCGCAAGTCGCCATTAAGGACCTGCGCCGTTTGAAGAAACTAATTAACCGCCTGTTGCGTAGAGGTAGGTCATCTGGACCTTTTCGCCGTTAACAGAACTGTCCACCCAGAGATTACTGAGTTGAATGCCCTGACTACCGCCACGAATACCCGCACCCATTTCCGCACCGAGAGAGAAGCCAATTCCAGGGGAAAGACTTGCGATATATATAGTGGAGCTTACGGTACTGAGACCGACGTAGATGACCCCTCCGTTGGCTTTTGCGGCTTCGAAATAAACAGAAACAGGCTTGATGTCGGTGTCGGTCACGCACTGGATTTCCGTTCCTGCTGTAGTAACGGTAATTGTTGAGTGGATCGGGGTGACTGCCATAGTGGCTCCTTCGTTTTAGTGTTTTATCTTTGAAGTCTGACGGGAATTAGTCAGCCAGACAAGGGTATATTCTAGTGCTCCGGGGGGTGATATTGCTCGCTCTCTTCGGGGAGGTCGGGTCCGAAGGTATGTGTTTTATTTCCTCCCGCTGGGAGAGGTAGTGCGCTTTCCTTATTGGCCTTCACTGGGACTGCGACCTTAGTCTCAACTAGAGCTAGGTCTTCGTCGGTTTCAGCGCGGACGGGACGAACGATTCGCTCGATTACGCCAATCTTTACGCGAAACATCCATGCAAGCTGCTTTTGCGTGTACTTGCCCTCAGTGTATAGCGCGAGCACTTCCTCTCGCTGATCGCGCCTTAACGCTGGCTCGCGTCCTTTGCCTGCCATTACGCGAACTCGGTGGTGTGGGTCATTTGCTCTCCGATGCGGTTGGTTTGCTTCACTGTTCATCCCACGGGCGCATGATTCCACCGTTTTTCATATCTAAGTAACGATTCGATTTTTCGCCTGTCATTTGCACCTCGATAAATTGAGCGAGCTCGCGCGTCTTTTCGCGTCCGAATGCGCAGGCTTCGGGCTCTGTATCGAAGGGACCAAATTGAAACGGCTCCCCGATCTGAACCTCTCCGGCGAAGTTCCAGATCGTAACCTCATAGAACCATTTTCCTTCGTCTGGCCCTTCGTCGGCGATTCCCGCGCGGCCTCGAATTCTTGGTATCATTCTTCACTGTCGCCGGAACCGAAACGTGAGCCTTTCGGTTTAATCGGCGTCACTTTCAACGTCGGGCTTGATGAAATTCCATAGTGCTTCATAATTTTGGTTTTAAACGCTGCGAGAATATTATTCACCTCAATGCCGTTCATGTAGCGAATCTCTGAAACAAAGGTCTCGTTCACGGGAAATCTTGCGCCTCGGTGAAATTGCTCCATCGCTTCGCCGTGAAAGATCTCTATCGGTGCCGCGTCGTAATCATCCCACGTCGGCTTTTTGCTCGCTTTACTCATCTGTTTCCCCCTCCAAACCCTTGCGCGGCTTGCAATGCATCTTGCCGCACCAACAACAGCGGCCATCAGGGAATGATTGGTAAAGACTAAGTCGACACATTGTTTTCGCGTAAGGCCTAGCGAGTAGCGTAACGCACAATGCTCGCCAAAACACTTCACTTGCCCACGTTTTGACGGCCCGCTTGAAATAAGCATTGCGTCTGTGTCGACGATCTAGCTTTAGATATTCGTGTTTAACTTCACTACCCCTGTCCTCGCCCATCACTTCCCCTCCACCACGCCGCGAATTTCGGCGAGTGCTTTCCGCGCAGTGTCTCGGCATCCACCACAATTCCCGCATTCAGC